GATCCTTTTGTGAAACAGACTGCGAGACTGAAATCATTTGATCTGATACAGAAGTATGATGTACCCACTGTGTCACAGGACGTGGCCATTGTGGAAATAGATGAACGTGCCATTGCACAGTATGGACAGTGGCCCTGGAAGCGTGATGTGATTGCTGACATCATCTGGCGTTTGAGAGAAGTGGGTGCAGGTGTGATTGTGTTGCCTATCTTGTTTTCTGAAGAGGACAGGCTGGGAGGTGATCAAGCATTGATAGACGCACTAGAAAATAATGGAGTGATCATAGCACAGGTAGGAACCACACAGACCAATCGCAACGCAGTGCCGAGAGGTGTTGCCAAGATAGGTGATCCTATGCCATGGTTGTACGAGTGGCCAGGCATGTTGGGACCAATAGAATCTTTGGGTGCCTCAGCAGACGGTGTGGGTGTGATCAACACAGCACCAGAAATAGATGGAGTGGTGAGACGATTGCCTCTGTTGATGCGAGTGGGTGATGAAATTTATCCAGCCATTGCGATAGAAACAATTCGTGTGGCTGTGGGAGATCCTTCGTATCAAGTCAAAACACAACAAGGTGGTGTCATTGCCATGCGTATTCCAAAATTTAAAACCATTGACACAGATGCCAATGCTCGTATCTGGTTGAGATGGAACAAACAGTTTGAAACTGTGTCAGCAGTGGATGACTTCAAAACACTACAAGGCAAAACAGTGATCGTGGGCATCACAGCAGAAGGTATTGGCGGAGTTATAGCCACACCAAATGGAGAGCAGTATGCTCACATGACCACAGCCACTTCATTACAAACCATCATCAACGGTGACAACATTGTGAGATACGATTATGCCACATTTGTGGAATACATCACAGCAGGTGTAGTGGCACTGATTCTAATTCTAGCGGCGGCTTATGCTCCGTATTGGTTGATTGGTGCTCTCATTGTGTTGCTGTATTCAGGCACAGCCTATGGCAGTTATTTTGCTTTCACTAGACATCTACAGTTATGGGACGTGAGTTGGATCATATTGGTCACCACTATAACTTCATTTCATGCTGTGTTCAATCGTTTCATTAAAGAATTTTTTGAGAAACAACAGATCAAGAAACAGTTTGGAGGTTATGCTTCACCCACTGTGGTTGAAATGCTACAAAAGAATCCTGCATTAATTAAACAAGGTATCAAAAAAGAAGTCAGCATATGTTTTTCAGACTTGAGAGGATTCACTCCATTGGGAGAATCATTCGGAGATGATGTTCAAGGATTAACACGCATCATGAATGGTTACATGGATGCCATCACACAACCTGTGTTGGATGCCAATGGTATGATCATAAAATATATTGGAGATGCTTCCATGCACATTCACAATGCTCCCATTGACGATCCCAATCATCCACGCACAGCAGTTCAAACAGGTTTGAATATGTTGCGAGCAGTGAAAGAATTCAACAACAAAATCACAGCAGAAGGTAGACCACCCGTGGGCATGGGTGCTGGCATCAATACTGGCTTGGGCTACATAGGCGAGATGGGTAGCACACAGAGACATTCGTATGATGTGTTGGGTGATGCTGTATCCACCACTGCCAGACTGGAGTCACAGTGTAAAAATTATGGAGTGCTGTTGATTGTGGGACCTGAAACTGTGCGAAGAACTGAAAATGATTTCTTATACTTAAAACTGGATGACCTAGCAGTGAAAGGCAAAACTGTGGGATTGGAAATATACACAGTGTTGGATCTCAACAAAGATCGTTATCAAGCAGAAATCAAAAAGCACAATCAGATGCATGAGTTGTACAGAAAACAAGAATTCAAAAAAGCCAGTGCCAAGTGTAAACTGTTGATGGCTGACTTCAAAGGTCAGATGAAAGGCTACTACGAAATGTGGATTGAAAGATGTGCGTTCATGCAGACTCAATCACTGCCCAAAGATTGGGATGGCATATTCAGAGCCACAACAAAATAAACTATTTTTTGGATTTCTTTTCTTTTTCTTTTTGCTCAAGAATCATGTTTAACTTCTGAGTTAAACGTATCATGTCGTTGTCCAACATTCTCACTCTGTCTATCAGAGCAATCAGTGTGGTGTTGGCTTCACCCAACACAGGCTTGATTTCTTTGGTGACCCAAGTCCAAACATAATAAACAAAATAGCCCAAACCAAATGCCGCTACAATTGGGAATCCAAATTCTTTTATCGCATTGGCAAGTTCTATGGTGATCATCTAGTCTTTCCTCGCATCTTCTTTGCCTTCGTTGGCGGCAAGTCTATCCACATTGGGTTTAACTCCTGTCACGTGTGACAGCAGTGCATCTATCTTGACCAGGTCATTGTTCATGGTCTGCACTCTGTTGTCCAGTGCCTGTATGATGTTTTTAAGACCATTCACAGAACCTGTCACAGTTGCCAATATGAATTTTAAAATGATGAATATGAATACACCTGATGCCACAGCACCAGCAATGGGAAATCCTACTTCTGAAACAAATTGTAAAAAGTTCATTATGTAGGTATTTATCTACCTAACAGTGTATAGAGTAAACCTACTATTAAAATTGCTGATGGAATAGCACTGGCAATGATCAACATCTTGTCTTTGACAGCCTGTTTGGCTCTCTTTTTGGCTCCGCTGATGCCGTAAGTTACACTTTTCCATTCGCAGTGATTGTATGGCCACATACTTTTTCTCCTTTTGTCAAAGGGCCTAGTATTTCTATTAGGCCCTGTGATTTGTGATTGATTACTTCTTGATACCGTTAAAGAAAGTTTCTGTAAACTTCTGAACGTTCTCTTGATACTGTTTGAAGTTTTCTTGAATTGCTTCAGGTTTGATTGACTCCTGAATCTTTTCATTGAACTTCTTCACATTTTCAACCAACATCTGAGTGTTCTCACCAATTGAAGAGCCATTAGTTACAAACTCATTGAACTTCTGTGCTGTCGCAATGATGTCCTCTGCTTGGATCGATGGATACTTAAATTCAGTCACCACTTGATCACCTTCTTTTCTTACAGATTGTTCGTACTCGTTGTACTTGATTGAATAGTTGAACTCAGCGATCTGTTTCGCTAGTCCTAATAGATCGGCTCTGATTTCATAGCCGTTTCTTGTGCTGTTTGCCATTGTTTTTCTCCTTTTTTGTGTGTTTGTGTGTTGTTATATCAACAATGTGCTAGTAATATAACACGTTTATTTATATCTGTCAAGAGCTCAAATTAAAAGATTGACAACCAAAATAGCATCTGTTATACTATGAACACTTACTTTATTATTGTGGTGTAATCGGTAAATAATAAAAAGCAGGGCAGAATTATGAAAAAACGTACCAGAAGCATATTGGATGAGTTGCGAAATATAGGCAGAATCAACGACAGTGATGCCTTTATTGAAACCACAGGCTCCAACATCATTGAAAGTGCTGTGAATCTATTGAACACCATTAGAGAAAACTATCCAGAAGAACAAGCACAGGAATTGGAAAGACGTTTTTTAAATTCTATTCGCAACAAAGAAGCAAAGAAATTTCAAGTGGGTGTGAAGAAAATAATTGAAAGCAAAAAATCAAATGATTCTTAAAGAAGGCGGAAATGTATTCAAAGATCCCAACGGACAACTTGCCACTCAACGCATAAACAAAGCGGATGTGGCTCCCACTCTTGCCTGGTTGGAAAAAATCACTGGATTAGATTTACAAAACAATATGCTGGGCACCACAGGCAAAGCACCCACATCAGGTGACTTGGATGTGGCAGTGGATCAAGCCAACACAACCAAAGATCAATTGGCAGACAAATTGAGCCAGTGGGCCATACAGAACAAACAGGATCCTAAACTGTGGGTTAAGAAAAGCGGAATATCAGTTCACTTCAAAACTCCCATCAGAGGCAGTGCCAAGAATGGATATGTACAAACAGATTTGATGTTTGGTGATCCAGACTGGATGCGTTGGAGTTTACAAGGTGGTGAACCTGGATCGGAATACAAAGGTGCAGACAGACACGTGATGATGGCTTCCATTGCCAAGCCACTTGGATACAAATGGAGTCACAAAGCAGGACTGTTGGACAGAGAGACCAATGAAGTGATCACAAAGGATCCCAACAAGATTGCTGAATTACTTTTAGGTAAAGGAGCAACTGCTAACGATCTCAACACTGTGGAAACCATACACGCAAAAATTAAAGGAAGATCTGATTACGATCAACTGGTGGCTGATGTGAAAGATTCATTTGCCAAGATGGGTAAAACATTGCCTGAAAGTATCACAGGTCCAATCAGTTGGTTCAGAACAATGATCAACAGATTGAAAATATGAGACTGGTAGAATTCAAAGAAACAGATAGAAAAAATCTAGCATTAAAAGAATCAAGAATTCAACACGCAGAAGATTTAATTTTCTGGGAAGGCTCACGTGGTGCGTCAAGAGCCATTCAACAGTTGGAGCAA